CGCCATTTGGTAGGCATACATATCGTCAATTCCAGCAGGGTTTAGTTCTCTTTCGAGATCCGTTACTTCTGCGAAATTGCGGAATGTTTGAGCATAGTTACCATTTCTAGATGGAGTAGTACGCACAGCGAACGAATAATCAGCACCTTCGATATGAGCATTGGCGGTTGCGGCAGCCAGAGAGTCCGTAGACCACTCATGGTAAGCAGCAGTAGCCTTTACTTTACCGAGAGAGCTTAGAAAGGGAGTTTCAGTTGGACTAATGTTAGTGACAACGTCAATCAAATCCTCTCTATTTGTTGGAACGTGAAAAGAAGAGATAGCTGTTCCAGAGGCCATAATTTTAAATAACTATTAACTTATATCAGGTCTTTCAAATAGTCTGCCCAAGCTTCAGTTGAGCCAGATTGACTGGCTTTAACAAATTTCTCCTTCTTAGCTCTATCGGGGTCTTCATCCCTTCGAGCAGATGGAGTAACTGCACTGTTAGCAATGGTGCGAGCCATATTTGTGGCGGCTTCTGATGCTCCGCTGCTTTTACCCAATTCGACTGTTCCCTTCATCGCTTCGTAAAGCTCTTTAGGTGTCATTTTGGGTTTAAAAGCTCCAGTCTCGTCATAATTCATCGCTGAATAAAGTTTGGTGAACTTGTCATCAAACTCTTTATTTTCAAACTCTGGGGCTTTCGCCACCTCTTCAAGTTGGGATTGATGGGATTCAATAGTGGTCACAAACTTTTGCTGTTGCCTATCCTTGGCAACGGCGAGTGTAGCAACGGTCATTATTTGACGATTAAGTTGATCAATCGTCATAGTACCGTCTTCGCTAACTTGGTTTTGGTTTCCCCACCAAGGTGGCAAGTTATTGCCGAACACATCTGTGTTAGGCGGGGTTTGCCGTTCCGAAAGTTCTTTGACTCTCGAAGACAATTTTTGAATCCGCCTCTCCGTCCTTGTAGGCTTATGACTAACTGACTCTTTCGGTTGTCCTTCAGAGCTGATCGGCTCATTCTGTTCAACTTCCTGAGTGGTATCTACTTCCTCTTGCGATTCAGTTTCGACTTGCGGGGTCTCGTTGGTGTCCTCAACGATGTCCTGTTGGACTTCTGCATTGGTGTTTTCGTCCATATTTTTAATCCGACTCCGTTTGTAATCAGGTAGTGTCGACCGCACCTGTTCATCCTATGATCAGTAGGACTCACCGTTAAATCTAATAAGGTTCAACGGTCAATCCTCTTGAATTTAGGTAGACCTTTTTTGTTTGGCCCTAAATAAAGCCGATTTACTCCGATATAAATGGAGTGTTCAATCGGACAAGACCGACAAACTAGATACACACCTCTCTGTATCCATTGATGGCCATATAAGCCTTCCTTGACTTGAGAGGTCAAAGTATCTCTATCTATTTCAAGGTGCAAAGCCTCATTTTCCGGAGTCGACATATCCATCTTTAGTCTTCTCCACGAGGTCAATAATAGATTGTATTTTGGCTGAGGCCACCCTAGCGATATAAGATATTTCACCATACGCCTTCAGAGACATTTGCCCTTCATGGACTTTCGAGATGTCATCTGCCTGAGTGAGTAGGTCAGCAATCATTCCCTGTAAAACAGGTTTTAAAGCCTCCCAATACTTAGTGGTAGCTAACTCAGCCAAAACCTCAGGATTGTAATCAAAGCCTTTGCCTTCATTGATTTGGGTGTAAATATCAATTAGTTTCATCTTCTACCTCCTAAAAGTGCCATTGCCGCCTGTTGAATGGCTGGGTCTTGTAAGTTTGGCATAACTTGAGAGCTATCTTGTGTCGGAATTTGTCCATTCGTTTGTTCTTGGGGCTGTGGTGAGGTCTCAGGCATAGGATTTGGCATGTTTTGAGCCATGTTTTGGTCCATTTGAGGTTCAGGTTGATAATCGACTACGATTTTGTCAGAATCTTTGACTCCCGTAGTAATCACCCAGCGTTTAATCAGTTCGGCTACATCAATATCCTTGCCTTTGGCTTGTAATTCTTGACGGATTTGAGGATTTTGGGCTATAAGTTGAATAATTGCAGTTAAAGATTGATTTTCTTCTAAAGCGTCCTTTTGGACAGTAGTGCCAGCATCAATAAAGAATCTAAACTTCCCTCTCATCATTTCGGGTTTGATTCGGTACTTACCTTGACCGTTTACTTCAGCTACTTCTTCAATATCGGGATACACTTCTTTGATTTGGTCAATTTCACCTGAAAACAGGTTTAGATCTATTGGTTTGGGTTGGGTTACTGATAAGAGTTCAATCATGCGGTCATATAATTCCTCTACAAAGTCTTCAAGGGACTGGCGTTCCCAGGCATCGGCTGAGGATTCTTTGATTTGTTGCATTTTTAGGGCTTGAGGAGTTTTGCCCATGTTCATATCTACATTCTTAGATACAGATAAGTCGCTTGAGCCAAGTAGGTTGTTTAGTGAGGATAAGACATACCCAGATAAGTTATTGAATGTGTTGATATCTTCGTTGCCATTGATTAAGGGACGAATAGAATTAGGCTGTAATTCTTCCCAAATTGCACCGTACTTACGTTGTAATGTAGGTTTGACCACATTTCTAGGATTGACTATAATCGTCGGAAATAACTTATTTTTTGCACTATCCAAAGATAGATTGACTAGTGAGTTCTGGGTTAGTTGAAGCGGTTTGCCTCGTTCAGTATCACTCCAGCCTGTAGCTCTGTCTAAGAGAGGGAAGGTTTGTTTGACGATGATGGGAAGACGACCGTTTTTATGAGGGTTGTCTATTTCCCTTAAGATTCCTACTTGAGGATAATCGGGGGCCCAAGTAATCCACCTCTCGCGTTCATACTTCGTTCTCAGTAAAACACCCTCAAAGTCAACGGCGTATTTTTCTTCGTTGGTGGTTTGATTGACATAGGACACTTTAGCTTTTTTGTCTTTGACTGCTTTGACTAAAACATCGATGTTCTTCCAGGTTGATTTAGAGAGGTTTTTGAGTGAGCCTAAGGTTTGCAAAGTGTCAACAAAGCAATAATCTTGATCATCATCTTGGAAAACCCCAGGTTGAGGGTAGTAACGGTCAACGGGAATAAGCCAAAAGTCTGGCCCGACATAATCATCAGACACGACATAATCAACTAAAACAGGTTGCTTGCCATAGATTTGGGAATAAACCGATGTCAGTTTAATTTTCATCAAATGCTTATATTGGGAATTGGAATTGGGGATAATATAGCGTTGTAAGATGAGATTTAAAAGTTGATTCTTTCCGCGGTCTTTCCTGTCAAGATACTCGACTTTACCGGTCGCAGGTTGAGCGGAGATTCGCTGAGTTCTCTGAATGATAGCAGTAGATAGGTGGCCGTCATTCACGTTTGATTTGGCCTCATCGGCTGCACTTCCTTTGTCCTCATTGAAAAATATCGCTTCGTTTCCTCGCCATTCGTCTCGTATCTTACTTAGAGCTGAATCACAGTTTTGCCACTCTGATTGGTACTTGGAGACTCTTTCATCTTCTCTAGTATTTTTAGCTTTAGTTACGGGTTTGGTTTGTTTTTGTTTAGACATATAAAAAAAGCCGTCCTAATGTGGACGGCATTTACTTGTTCGGGTTTCCCCGCAGGTAAATCTACCTTTTGTCATTATAGCAAGTCTGTCAACTATTTGCTATCATCTGACTTTGATAACTGATAGTTCTTCTTCAGATTACGTTGCAAATAGACTTCTTTTAGGTTGCCTTGTTCTAACTTGACCGAGAGAGTAAACATTCCTGATTCCTTATTATCGTAGAGGGATTTAATCTCCGAAAGAATAAGTGAAGTGGCTTGAGTGTTCTCTCCTTCCTTGAAGCGTACTCGTTGGATTTGATTGCCCTGTAAACCTACTATCATGCCATCGTGCATTTCCAAGGTAACCGAGAGAGATCCATAGCGTTGTAGTTTGGCTTGTCTATCAAGTTCAGCTAGTGGGGCAAGGTTATGTTCTTCCATCAGTAGTAGCCGTGATTAAACATTTTAAAATCAGGATATTCTTGGTCGTCTTGAACTGGCCTAAAGCTTTCTAGAGCATATCTTAAGCCGTCCATTCCGTGATCCCAACCTACATCCGGTTCATTAATAATCTTTCCATCTTTATCTGTTTTCCACATGTAATTCCGGTATTCTTTGATGAGATTTAGACTCCGTTTAGTTAGGCTTATTCTCTGGTCCTGTACATACGCTATACCTTGATTGACGCTTCCTGGACCTTTATTACTTGCTAGTATATTCACCCCATAGCTCATAATCTCGTCAATACTTTTAGGTTCGGCACTATCAGCGATAACTAAGGCTTTGGGTTGATTGTTTAAAATGTCTGCTATCTGTTTATTAGAGAGTCCTTTTTGATAAGTAACTTCATCTAAAATATACCCCCCGTTGTAATAATAGACTGCGACAATAGCTGTAGGGTCATTCGAGTAACCAAAATCAAGCCCATAACGCTCTAGACGTGCTTCATGGGGGATATCCTCTATAATCGCCCAATCTTTGTAAATCTTACCCTCGACTTCACCTAATTGACCCTCACCATATACACGCCACCAGTTCTTATTTTCTCTGCGTCTCTCGATGGAATCCTTTACTTCTTTAGGACAACCTTCATTGTCCTTGTAGGTTAAGATTTCAAAATCAACATCATCTCTCTTGTTTAAAACTTCGGTGTAAAACCAAAACTCATTTGTCGGATTCCAGTCAAGCCAGATTTCTTCTTTGGTTCTAACTTCCAGTTGGTCAAATGTTTCCAAGGGGATGTTATTTGCCTCGTTGATAAACAATCTCTCACGTCTTGGACCTCTCACCTTATGAGGCATGTCCAGCGAAAAGAATTCGATTTTGCTTCCAGTCTCGAAGGTATAAGTAAAATCTGACTTATTCCATAGGTCGTCATTAAAGTAATGTTGTTCCTGCATGATGTTTAAAAAATCTCTAATAGCACCACGCTTGAGGTGAGGCATTGACTCGGAAGTAATAGAGGTGAGAGTTGGGGATTTATCCCTTTGGGCTTTGTCGATGAGGATCTGAATAATGGAGACTGTTTTAGAAGCGGCAGTACCGCCGGCAATCCCTTTAATCCTCTTTTGTAGTTTCGTCAGCTTCTTGACTGCTGTGGTTAGAATGTATGGCATTTAATATTGGAATTGGTTTGTCACCACTTGTAATATCTGTTCTTTGTTGTGGCATACCATCAATTCTATTTATCATATCCTTCATCAACTGCTCATTACCCTCTTTGATTGCTTTTAGAAACAGTTTAGATAAGAATAACTCTAGGTAGGTTTTCTTGTTAGCTGGTTCTACTTCTAGTAACTTACGCTTAATACCTTCAACAATTGAAACTGATCCAACTGGTCTACCGCCACCAGGATTACCTTTTACAAACTTACCTGTCTTTTCATCAGTGTACGTTTTTTCTACGTTTTTATTCGTGGTGTTATCTTCCATGTTTTTATTATACCAAACCCCACTCTGCTAACTTTTCAAAACCACCTAATTTTTTAATATAATCAGATGCTATTTTAACTATTTCATTATATCGTTTCCCATCTACATATTCATCACCAATAGCACAACATAAGTTGACTACTTTATTTGTTCTTTGTGCTTTTAGATGAGCATAGAT